CACCAACATCTGCGAGGGCTACGACGGTGGTCTGGAGGCGTGGGTGGAGGATGTGCTGAGGTACGGACGGTCGGGTGAGCCGCTCAACGATATGCACAACGAATACTTGCGTGGGTACTACGCAGAACTGACGAAGGAGGAGGACAAGGCATGAGCAAGACACGCGAGAGAGCCGATGTCGAATTGATATACAGCCTTGACGAGTTGTACGGATGCCCACTGGGGTTCGATGAGATTGTCATCGAGACCGTCCGGCAAAACCTTGAGGACATGGGCAAAGACCCGGACGACTACGAGTTGGGGCCGGTGCAAGTGCTATGCGTGGTGACACTTAAAGATAAGGGAAAGACATGAAGAAGATAGAGGACACGGTCGAGAGTCTCACGCGAGAACTTGAGATATCTGTGCGCCGACATGCCCAACTGTGGAACCAATACCGGGAGATCGAGTCCAAGATATACACGGAGAACGCATGGCAGAGACACGTGCGTAACCGACTGAACGTTTTGAATGGTAGACAACCCAACATCGTATTACCTAATACGGAGGATGAGCGATGAACATCGAAGTGAACGAGACGCAGACCGCTGACGAGTTGCTGACCAAGCCGAACCACATCGTATCGCTTGCATCGTCATGCGTGCTGGTGTCGATCGAGAGCCATGTGTGGAACGCCACCGTGCAAGATCGTGGCATCAGCGAGGAGGTCACGAACGCGAAGCAAGCCGACCGGGACGCTGGCAGGTTCATCAAGAACCTTCTCGCCAAGAACCCCGAACACAAGGCGGTGCTGAACTATCGACAGGCCATCTATAATTGGTCGCAGCGATGCACGTATGACTGGGCGGGATCGCAACGCCTACTGCCCGTCATCAACTTGGCTCGGTTCCACACGGAGTATCAGGAACACGTCAAGCGGTTCCATGAGTTGGTGGATGACTTCTTGGACAAGTACCCGTCCATCGTGTCCAACATGGCCTTCGTGCAGGGTGCGATGTTCGACCGGGCGCAGTACCCCGACGTGTCCGAGTTGCGCGGTAGGTTCTCCATCGACCTGATCCAGAGCGAGGTTCCGACCGGGGACTTCCGCTGTGCCATCGCGGTGGACTTGGCTGATGATATGGCGAAGCACTATCAGCGTCAGGCTAAGCGTCTGGTCGAGGACATCCTCAACAAGCAGACCACGCAGTTGGTCGAGATCATGCAGTCCATCTCGTACTGCTGTGAGACCGAGACCACCATCGACGAGAAGGGTGAGGTCAAAGTCCGGCGTCGGAAGTTGTACGACTCCACGTTGGAGCGTGCCCGTGAACTGTGCCAGACCTTCAAGGGGTTCAACCTGACGGCAGACCCGCGCCTTGAGGAAGCGCGTGTGAAGTTGGAGACGCTGCTTGGCGACCTGACCATCGAGCAACTGCGGAACTCCGATGCCAAGCGCATCGTGGTGAAAGAGAGCATCGATGACATCCTGAGCAAGTTCGGTATCTGACAGAAGCGTATTAACCAATACTGAGAGGTAGTGATATGGCTATTCAGATCAATGACCCTGTCGAGTTGAGCGACGTCCCCAACCTGATCATGACGGTCGGGCGTGAGGTGACTGTCGTGCTGAAGGGTGAGCCGGGTATCGGCAAGTCGAGCGTGTTGAAGGAGTTGGAGCGGCTGTATGGCGACAAGTACGACTACGTATACGTGGACTGTCCGGTGATGGACTTGTCCGACATCGTGATGCGTATCCCGAACCACGGCAGCAAGACTCTGGAGGCGTACGTCTCCTCGCTGTTCAAGTTCGACAGCCCGAAGCCGAAGATCGTCATGCTCGATGAGTTCATGAAGACGAACAAACTGCTTCAGACTTTGTTCACTCGGCTGATGCTGGAGCGTACCGTAGGCGATGCGGCGCTGCCGCCCGGCTCTATCGTGTTCGCCACGTCCAACCATTCGTCGGACGGGGTGGGCGATGCGATGCTCGCCCATGCTGGCAACCGCGTGATGATCATCAACGTGGACAAGCCCCGGCATGTGAAGTGGAACCTGTGGGCATCGCAGCATGGCATCTCAGCCAAGATCCGCGCATGGGTCGCCATGAACCCCCGGTGTCTCGCGTCCTACCTCGACGGTGGGCAGGATGACAACGAGTTGATCTTCAATCCGGCACGTCGTGGGGTGCTGTCTGTTGTCACGCCCCGATCGCTTGCGAAGGTGAACGTGGTGGTCGAGAACCACGACAAGTTGGGCCGTGCTGTGGCTAAGGCGGCTCTGGCTGGTACCTGTGGCGCAGCGTTCGCCAATTCGTTCGATGCGTTCCTGACCCTCGACAAGGCGTTGACCCCGGTCAAGAACATCATCGCTGACCCGGAGGGAGTGCTAGTGCCGGAGAACCCGGCGGCTCTGTTCCTCACCATGTTCAATGCGGTCGATGTCATCGAGACTCAGGATGATCTGAGCAACTTCATGAAGTTCGTCAACCGCATCCGGTCTGAGGAAGTGCAGGAGTGCTTCTTCACGATGTCGTTGCAGGGCCGCATCAGCCGCCTTGCCAGTCGGAACGATGCCATCAAGCAGTGGGGCATGAAGAACCTTGAACTCATGATGCCGTAAGGAGTCATACCAACATGAACGCAGTACTTAAACAGGCGAGCATGGAGGTGCGTCTGAAGAAGGCGCACATCCGGTTGATCAAGCACCCCGAGACCTGCCTGTACGGTGGGGTCATCCTGATGGGCGAGACGAGCGTGGTCGATGACCCGGCGGCTTGCCCGACCGCATACACGGACGGATACAACAAGCGATACGGGCGAGCGTTCCTTGAGCGGCTGACCGATGCCGAGGTAGCAGGTCTGGTCTTGCATGAGAACCTGCACGTCATGATGAAACATATCCCGCGACACCGGGATTTGATGAAGGAGAACGGCAGGCTTGCGAACATGGCGATGGACTACGCCGTGAACGACATCATCCAAGATCTGCATCTCAGTCATCCGGCGTTGGTCAAGTTGGGGGATGGGTGGCTGTACGACCCGATGTTCAAGGGCTGGTCTGTCCGGCGTATTTACGAATACTTGAAGCAGGAGCAGGAGGGTGGCGGTGGTGGTGGTGGCGGCGGGCGTGGCGATGCGCTTGACGAACATGATGGCAGCAGCCACGACGAGATGACCGAGGCTCAGCAAGAGCAGGCCAAGCGCGATGTCGATGATGCCATCCATCAAGGCGGCATCCTCGCTGGCAAGTTCGGTGCCAAGATCCCGCGTCAAGTCAAGGACATGATGGCTCCTCCGGTGGACTGGCGCGAGGCTCTACGTGAGTTCTGGGGTGCATATGCACGGGGCGCGGACGAGTTGACGTGGCGCAGGTTCAACAAGCACCGGGTGGCCGACGATCATTTCTTGCCATCACTCATCAACGAGACTGTCGGTGAGGTGGTACTGCCGATCGATACGTCTGGCTCCATCAGCAACGATGACATCGGACGTGTGGCTGCTTGTATCCAAGAACTGTGCGACATCGTGACCCCTGAGCGCATCCGTGTGCTGTGGTGGGATACGCACGTGCATGGTGAGCAGGTGTTCGAGGGTGACTATACGAACCTGAAGAACCTGCTCAAGCCGATGGGCGGTGGCGGCACTCGCGTGGGCTGTGTCAGCGAGTACATCATCGAGAGAGACATCAAGGCCGACTGCATGATCGTGTTCACGGACGGCTACGTCGAGGGCAACATCAACTGGAAGACCAACGTGCCGACGCTGTGGTTGGTCAAGGGCAACAGACACTTTACGCCGCCTTCGGGCAGCGTGATCAACGTGGAGGATTGAGTTATGAGCGACAAGAAGCGAGTCATCATCACCATCAGAGGTGGCATCCCCGAGATCATCGAGGCACCGGACGGTGTCGATGTCGAGATACGGGACTATGACACCGAGTGGTATCCCAAGGACGAGTTGGAAGAAGACGAAGACGGCGACAAGTATTTTCCGAGGAGTGGTTGAGTATGAAGACCTACGAAGTGACCATCCGTGCGACCGTTATCAAGACGCTGAAGGTCGAGGCCAAGGACGCAGACACTGCGAACATCATAGCGCGTGAGGAGTTCTCCGTACTGAACACGGGGGACGATGAAGACTACGACGAGGAAACTTTGGATATTCAGGAGGTGAAGCCGTGAGCAACACCAAGTACATCACTCGCACCAAGGCCGAGGAGTTGACCCGTGGGTACATCAACTGCATGAACTTCATCTACTGGGAGATCGTGAACAACAAGGGCGATATGGAGTTAGTTCTCAAGCCCGGAAGGTGGATTGTCATGAAGCACTACCTCGCACGACCTGTCTTTCTCAAGGTCGAGAAGGACATGACCCTGACCGAATACTATGTGAAGGAGGACGAAACATGAGCGAGAAAAAATGTATCGCTTGCGGCGAAAGTTCTACGCAACTTATCGACTTTGGATTTGGGGGGTTGATGCTATGCCAAGCGTGTGATGACCACGGCAAGCAGATGGAAAACTTTATCAAGGATGGCATTGAGTTGAAATACTCCGATGGCACCAAAGAGATAATCAAAGAGGAGATCAAGTCATGACCAACAAGACCTATACGAGCGTCATCGACACCGAAGTCTATGACAACGGGATGGACTACCTTGACGTGAACATCTACGTCACCTGCCCTGACGGCAGCGAGTGGCGCAAGACTCTCAGCCTGAACAAGAGGAGTGGGGCGTTGGATGGCTCAGTCATCTGCTATTCCGAGGGCAAAGATTATTCCTTTGAGGAAGCAACGGAGAACCCGTCTACTCTCGTATCCCTCATATTCAACGAACGGTTTGACGAAGCCGCCACCCTGCTCAAGGAAGCGTACAGACGACAGACCAGCGTGAAAGACCACGCCGAGGAGATGTTGAAGACATTGAAGTCAGCCGTCTGGATGCTTGAGCGCGATTTCATCGATCCGCAGAAGTTGACGGTGATTGAAAAATGTCATGCCACCATCAACAAGGTCGAGGGGAGGAAGTGATGAACAAGGATTACATACCGGGATACACGGACTACACCATCACGTTCACGATGCATGCTGGTGGTCTCTCCAAGGAGTTGGTCGAACTTGACCTGCTCGAATATTTGGAAGAGTGCGTCAAGAACAAAGATGTATCAGCGTTCAAATTCATAGAGGATGAGAAGTGACATGAAGACCCTATGCCTTCCACCACGCACCAAGTTCTACGGATGGGACTACAACACCGACAAGCAACTGCGGATGACGGGCAAGGAGTGGCATGTGTACGCCAAGCGCGGGGAGTTCAAGACGGAGCATGGCTCCGACTCCGCATGGGGCGGCAGGGTCGAGGTGTGGCTCGACGGTACGGATCAACACAAACGCTAAGAGGTATAGATATGCGCAAGTCAAAGACTGCTTTCAATATCGAAGAGATGTTCCTTGAGGGTCAGCACACCCCGGAGACCATGCGAGAGTTCGCATCTTCGCAACTGTTCCCCATCGCAGCGGCTATCTACAGCGCATGCAACAAGCAGACCCGGATCGGTAAGATCACGAAAGACTTTCGTAGAGTTCATCGCGCTAACATCCTGACGGTGAACGGGTTCATGGTAGCGGTTATCACCTACGACGGCGACGAATTTGAAGTGTGTCACCCCATACGCAGCACTGAAGACGCGATCGGGGCTTGCTGGATCAAGTCCAAGAGTTCTGGTTACATCCGTAACAAACTGCTTAAAGATACAGAGCATCCCGCGTATCGGATCCGTGAAACGGTTAAAGAAGCAGACCACAGTGTTTCTAGTGCAGTGCGGTATACGCTTGACCAGTCAATAGACAGGATTATGGGGGCCGGGGTGTCTCGACGTCCCGAGATCGAACTGTCCAAACCTGTCACGGCGTTCCTGTCGGACGTAGTGATGGGTAAAGCCTCCATGTCTGAAATGTCATGCGATATGAGAACCGAATTTGAGGACAGATACGCGGCGTATACCCACATGACCGCCAAGTTCGACGAGGCTGTTGATCGGGTCAAGGACATGTTTGGCAACGGCAAATGGGCATATATCCCGGACATCAACGGTGGCGTGGTACTAGGCGGACTCAGTTCTGAGGGTGCGGTAAAAGCCCTCGATCTTTATAAGCGTGGCTCCGCGCTGCCGTGGTATCACACCCACAATCTTGCGACGTTTGACATCGCACCCAAGTGGTACCCGTCTCATGAGGCTATCCCCGAAGAGTACCGTTGTGAAGTTGACTACGCTCTGCTGATGCTAAAAGCACACAGGAACTCGGATGCGCTTTTCCCTTCCGTCTTCCATGAGATCTGGGCAGACATCGGGGCCAGTATGGATAACTCGACGCTGCTCCTGCCGAGGTGAGTCGTGAATGTCTATGCGTATATACAAGACGGGAATCTCCGCGTAGGTCTTCGGAGCGAACCCAGCCCATCACAAGGATTACAAGGCACGATAGTCCGTATCTTCCCGCTCGACAACCTGCCGGATTGTCTGAGACTACAACTTGCGATGGTGCATGCGTTTGACTGGGAACCGATACTTGAGGTGATGAAAGACTGGAGGAATACCGTAGTCAATAAGAATGTATGCCCGATCTGGTACCCCAAGGAGTGCAAGCACATCGGGTGGATGTTGTCCAAGACCGAATACATCTTGATATTGCCTGATGAAGCGGTCGATAAGTTGCTTAAGGAGCCACCTTATGATTAAGTACAGCGTATTAAATAATACGCTGCGCTACATGAGGGAACATGACTCCAGAGAGCAAGGTCAAAGCGAAGGTGAAGAAGATACTGCTTGATCTCGGCGCGTACTATTCGATGCCAGTGACCGGGGGCTACGGCAACAGCGGCGTCCCTGATTACTTGGTTTGTCACAACGGGAGATTCTATGGTATAGAGTGCAAGGCAAACGGTGGTAAGCCCACCGCGCTTCAGTTGAAGCACCTCGATGACATCCGCAAGGCGGGTGGAGTCGCATTAGTGATCGATGAAACAAACGTAGAGACCCTACGCAAGGAGTTGGAAAAATGAAGACGAAGAAAGAGAAGATCCTCGCTGCTCTGGCTGCTGGTCAGGACGCTGCGACGGTGGCCAAGAAGTTCGGCGTGTCGAAGTCGTACGTGTACGTCACGCGGTGGAAGGCCAACAAGAAGAAGCCCGCCAAGAAGAAGGCGGGGAAGAAGGAGAACCGCATCGAGTGGAAGCCGTTAGAGACGAAGTTGGAATCCATCCGTGAGAGCGGTGAGATGTTCAAGTGGGTGGACCTCCCGGCAGAGGCTGAGATTCCCCAGACCGACAAGAAGATCGACCCCGTCAACAGCCCGCCACACTACACGGCAGGGGGCATCGAGACCATCGACTTCATCGAAGCCAAGGACCTCAACTATCGTCTTGGCAATGTGGTGAAGTACCTCAGCCGTGCCGGGAAGAAGGTGGACGGTGACCCCATCACCGACCTTGAGAAGGCCAAGTGGTATCTCGACCGTGAGATCGCTACACGGAAGGGTGCGTGATGTTCCGGGCCATCAGGTGGTGGTGGCTCACACGAAAGGCCGATGCTAAACGGGAGTGGGGGCGTGTCCCCCCTCCCAACTGGGCCTGTTCACGCAAGAGGACAGGTGGGGACTATTGGTAAGGAGGATTCACTGTGGAAAGACCGAGCGAATACACCCTCGACCGCAAGAACCGGGAGATCAAGGAACTGCGGCGCGATAACTATGACCTGCGTGATGCGATCTGTCGTAAGGACATGGAACTGCGGGAAATGAAGCACCGGCTGGAAGAAGCAGATAGCACCACGATTTTCTTGGGGATCGCGTTTGCCGTGACCCTCATCGCGTTCATCATCCTTGCGCTACACGCACTGACCATTTCAAGGGGGGCATGACATGACCACGCAATATCAACCTGACCTGTTCGATGACGAGTGGGACAAGATGGCGCATACTCCGACAGAGTACCGCGCCGAGATCCGGCAACTGCGTGAGCGGTGCTACAAGTACGCCAAAGAGTCGGAGGAACTGCGTGAGGTTGTGAAGAACCTCCGCGCTGACTTGGATGCCCTGAGCAGTGAGATGGAGCGCATGGAGAGACAACGATGAGCAACATCAACGACGGCAGTTCGCTGTCTCCGGTTACGCACTACCATGTCGCCGTGCAAGGCATCCCCCTGCGCGACTGGTTCGCGGGGCAGGCGTTGGCGGGGTTGATATCGGTTGACGGTTTAGACGCTGAAACGGCTTCTTGGCAGGCTTACCAATACGCCGACGCCATGCTGCGGTCGCGTGACAAGCGGGAGTTGAAGCCGTGATTGCCGCATTCAGGAAGTGGAGAGCCGAACGCGCCGAAAGGCGTAAGGAGAAGTTGCACATCGCAGGCTACGACTGGGCTGCGGGGGCGTTGCTTCGCGGTACCGCAGAGTATGAGTTGACCTCGTACACGGACAACCCGTTCGACCGCAATGAGTTTGATTACGGAGCGCAGGAAGCGATGCGCGACTTTGCCATGCTTCGGGCGCGGGAGGTGAAGCCGTGAGCAAACAACCTGACGCACTTGGGTACGCAGTCTGCTTGGATGCACGGGGATTTGCAGCGGAAGCCGCCGAACTGCGCCGCCTTCATGCGGTGAACGCGGAACTGTTGGAGAGGTTGAAGGTGGTTGCTTGGACGCTAAACCTTGTGCATCCCTACGGCGTACCCGAGTTTCTGCATGAGGGAAGCGCATTTAGGAAAAGCATCATTGCCGCCATCGAAAAGGCAGAGGAGGTGAAGCCGTGACAGAAGAAGAACTCAAGTTTGTATGGCGGCAGGTGGGTTTTGCGGTGGCGTATGCGCTGCTCCCCATTGGTTTCGTTATTCTTGCTGTGCTTTTCCCGTGGCTGTTTTTGCTTGAGAGAGTGAATATCGCGCTTAAGGCGCGGGAGGTGAAGCCGTGAGCGAACAACCCGAAGCCCTGCGGCTGGCGCATTTGCTGACGGTGTTGAGCGATTCCGTTTTTGCTGCCGAAGCCGCCGCCGAACTGCGCCGCCTGCACAGCGTGAACGCGGATCTGTTGGAGGCGTTGCGTTTGTTTGCCGGTGACAATGTGACGCATACCGAAGGCGAACGCATGGAAGCCGCCCGCGCCGCCATCGCCCGTGCAGAGGAGGTGAGGCCGTGAGCGCACTCGAACGGATGCTAGCGTGGGTCTGGCGCAGGTTTATGGCGTGGGGATCAAAGGAGGTGGAGCCGTGAGCGACCGTGAATTGCTTGAACTCGCAGCGAAGGCGGCGGGGATTCTGCCGCTACCCGACGGCAAGGAATTGGATGCTGCACCCGATGGTGGCCTGATGATTTGCGGCGGGGGCGAGGTTAAATATTGGAACCCCCTCACCGACGACGGCGATGCGCTGCGGTTGGCGGTGAAGTGCGAAATGAGCCTTGACCTGTTTGATGACCTTATCCGCGTCGGGTACACGCTGCCAGATGAAAGCCTGCGCCCTGCCGACCGCACCGCTGATGTTGTCGAATCGCCAAAGGCAGACCCCTGCGCCGCCACCCGCCGCGCCATCGTCCGCGCTGCTGCCGAGATCGGGAGGAACATGCCATGAGCCGTTGGATTTGGTGGCATCTCATGAACTGGCTTGGCTACCGCCGAGTGTTGTATCTGCCGAGTGTCAGAGGGCTACCGTTGGCCGACTTTTATAAGTGGGAATACGCGCCAAGCCTTGCAAAGCGCGACTACACCGAACGCAATTTTCCATTTGAGATGTTCTGGGGGAAATGACATGACCGACCACATCACCCTGCCCCGCGCTGTGGGCGAAGAAATGCGGGATGCGCTGACTTGCGGAAAGTCTGGTCGCCATTGGTGCCCGCACTGCGATGATTATGTGGACAACTTCCGAGACGCCCTCGACGCCGCGCTCGCGGAGCCGGAGCCGGAGAGCAAGACCCCCGCATGGTGGATGGATGGACTGACAGTAACCCTGATGCGCGAGGGCGTGAACAAGCACCGCGCTAGAGAGATTGCCATCGGGTATTGGGAAGCGTATTGCCAGATACCGGGGAACGAAGAGGACAAGACATGACCGACACAATCACCCTGCCCCGCACTGCTGCCGAGAAGTTGGTGAAACTTGTGGCGCTGCCTGAGAACATAGATAAATTTTGGAAAGACAACGATTATGCCGCCCTCGCCGCTCTTGCTGCCCTAGTTACCGCGCTCGCGGAGCCGGACGCCAAGCGGGAGCCTGCGACGGATGAGCAGGTGCATAAATGGTATTGGGATAACAATTTGTGGGGGCTGCGGCACGCTGAATTTCGTTACGGTTGGCGCGCCGCCGAGCGGTTCCACGGGATCAGAAAGGAGGACACATGACACGCGAGGAAATTTTACCTTGTCCAATGTGTGGATCATCTGCGCGTTTAGATGCTACTGGTACTATTGAGTGCTACGGCAAAGACTGGCAGACACTTTTCATCGAATGCACTAAAGATAAAGACGAGCATTGTGGAATGGAACTATCTCTGAATGCTGATTTCTGGAACCTGCTTAACGCACAAGACCAGTTGATTAAATGTTGGAATGGAGTGCATAGGAAATGACACGCGAGGACATTATCAGAATTTACAATCAAGTTTCGGACGAATTGTGTGGCGGTAAGGAATGGGCTTGGACTGGCGTTGAAGAGCCGTTGCAACGCTTCGCCGCCCTCGTCGCAGCAATGCGGGACGCCCGAGCCTGTCGCATCGTGTATGGATTGTGCGCGTCGGATAACGAAGCGCAGCGGATTGTGGATGCGATCAAAAAGGAGGACAAGACATGACACGCGAGGACATCATGCACATGGCGAGGGAGGCGGGAGTACGGATGGACTACACATTCGACTCCGGCACGACACGCTGGATTTTGCATCCGTCGCTGATACGCTTCGCCGCCCTTGTCGCAGAGGCCGAGCGAGCAGCCGAGCGGGAGGCGTGTAAACAAATCGCAAAAGAGCAGGCCGCGCAGTACAAAGTGGGCGGCGCATTGCAGATGGTGATGGAGAAGTATTCTGCTCAGGCCGCTGCGTCTGCTTGCGGGCACATCGCGCATCTTATTGAGCAGAGGGGGAGCAAGTGACATGCCTACACCGCTTCTTCCTGCGGGACTTCGCGGCTAATTCCGAGCGCATCAGTGCAGAGATTGGCGACGACTGGCGCGTGACTTGCGGGCATTGTGGTCAGGCGATTGCAGGAAGTTGGGTCGGTAAGAAAGAGCCTGTCGTACTGCGATGGTCGCAGGGAATGACTTGGTTCGGTGAGTTGGAGGTATCATGATCGACAGTACATCGCTGCATATATTCAGCGTCGTCTGGGATCTGATCGTCGTAGCGTGTACAGTCCTATGCATCTCGCTCTTCGTGGTCTGGCTCTACCGGGACAAAGAGCCGCCGCCGATCCCGAAGCGCAAGAAGAAATTCAACGACCCGTTGGAGGAGGAGTAAACATGAAAATTTCTGAAGAGACCGAGAGGTACCTCCGCAGAAAACAGTGGAGCATGGGCAACGGACAATGCGAAGAGTGCTGCGGACTGAGACCGGACAAGGAATGGCACTACTGGAATCCGGTCACCAAAGAAGTCCGATACGAATACGACCAGATGGGGCACGACAAGAAGTGCAGGTTCGCAAAACTGATGAAAGAACTTGGGATTGACGTTGTGTACGCTGAGAGAAAAAGAACATGACCCACGACGAAGAACCGCTTGATCCGAACACGCTGTACGCTGATGGGTTTGAGAAAGCCCTGATCGGTCTTGGGTGGCAACACACCAAACTGATCGCCGTGTACGACTACAACAAGTGCGTGGAGATACTCATCCATGATCAAGAGATGACGCACGAAGAGGCCATCGAGTGGATGGAGTACAACGTGGTAGGCTCGTATGTCGGTGAGTACACACCGATCTTCTTGATCGGGGATGGTGATGGGTACTGAAGAAGACATCCTTGACTTGATCCGTGCGTTGCCGGGTGAGGTCAACAACACCGGGACCACGACCGAGTTCAAGTTCTTGACCGTTGGCAGCGTCCTCTGGGCATGCCATGATGAGATCAAGCGCCTACGTGCAGAAAACCAGAGGTTGAAGAGTGAAACCAAAACCAGAAAAAAGATGTAAGGAATGCAAGCGGCTGTTCGCCAAGCCCGAGGCGTTCCGTGTCCACAAACTGATAAGCGGACGTTGCCGCAACGAAGATGAGTTGAAAGCCGCTGGATACGCCCTGACCACAAAGGGGTGGCTCCACGGCATGGGTAAAAGTGTCAACAACAAAGGAGACTGAAGATGAGCAATCTGACTTATGACCAGCACTGTGAGAGAGACAACATTGTTCTTTCCACCATTCAAAACATTGTGTGGGCAGTGACACACGCCAAGGGTAAAATGGACTTTCATGACAAAGTGTCTTTTAACTACCGCGTGTCGCACCTCTCCGACGAGGCCCGCCGTCAGGTGACGGAGGAAGTGCGGCAGGTGCTGCTGCTTCTGGAGGAGATGAACAAGAAGCGGGTGATGTGATCCGCAGGGGGCGGGACTGCCACCGCCCCTGTCTTTCAAGAGGAGGTAGAGTGATGTCATATCTGCGCGATGCCGCTGAAGCGGCGCTGAAGTTGTTGCACCCCGATCTGCAAGAGGCCCAAGCGCTTCGGGCAGCGATCACAATGGACCACTACACGTGTCCACGCCCGCCAGTCCGTAAGCCCCTGACCGACGAAGAACTCATTGCCATCGATAGGGGGATCAATCCCCTCCTTCCTGTTGGCGTAGGCAAGTGGCGCTTCGCAAGGGAGATCGAGAAGGCACATGGTATTGGGGTGGAAGAATGAGTTTTATCACACTTGATTTCGAGACGTACTATGCCAACGACCTTGGGTTCCGCACCCAGACCAACGAGGAGTACCTGAACGACCCGCGCTTTGAGGTCATCGGTGTCGGCATCAAGGTCGATGACGGTCCGACCAAGTGGGTCACCGAAGACATCGCTGACGAACTCGCCATGATCGACTGGGGCAACTCTGCCCTGCTTTGTCACAACATGATGTTCGACGGCGCGATACTCGCGTGGAAGTATGGCATTGTACCGGCGATGTACTTCGATACCCTGTGCATGGCCCGTGCCATACACGGCGTGGATGCAGGTGGGTCACTCGCGGCTCTCGCTGAGCGGCACAATTTGGGCAAGAAGGGCACCGAGGTGGTCGATGCGTTGGGCAAGCGCAAGCAGGACTTCACCCCGGAGGAACTCGCAGCCTACGGGCGGTACTGCGTCAACGACGTCGAACTCACCTTCAAGTTGTTCAATGTCCTGCTGTCGGACTACTTCCCGCAAGACGAACTTGACTTGATCGACATGACGCTGCGGATGTACACCCAGCCCGTACTCCACGTGGACGACGCCCTCTTGGTCGATCGACTTCAGGAGGTCCGCGATGAGAAGCAGCGGCTCTTGTCTGGCCTGATGGAAGCGATGGAAGTCACAACCGTCGAGGAGGTCCGGGCATGTCTGGCAAGCAACCCGCAGTTTGCTGCCGAACTTGAGAAGCATGGTGTCACCCCGCCCAAGAAGATCAGTCTCACGACGGGCAAGGAGACCTTCGCCCTCGCCAAGAACGACGAGGGGTTCATCGCTCTCCAAGAACATGAAGATCCCATCGTGCAGCAACTGTGCGCGGTGAGGCTCGGCACCAAGTCCACCATCGAGGAGTCGCGCATCGAGCGGTTCATCGACATTGGGGCGCGGAACAAGGGGCTGCTGCCCATCCCCCTCAAGTACTACGGGGCGCACACCGGACGGTGGTCGGGGCAGGATGCTGTCAACTTCCAGAACCTGCCGAGCCGGGACAAGAAGAAGAAGGCTCTGAAGAACGCCATCTTGGCTCCGTTGGGGCACTACGTCATCAACTGTGATAGCAGCCAGATCGAGGCCCGTGTGCTGGCTTGGCTCGCCGGACAGGACGATGTCACGGCGCAGTTCCGTGCAAATCAGGATGTGTACTCCATATTTGCAAGCAAGGTCTACGGGCGCGAGATCACCAAGGACAACTCGGCTGAACGGTTCGTAGGGAAAACTTGTATTTTGGGATTGGGGTACGGTACGGGCGCTGCCAAGTTGCGTCACACGCTTGCTACCGCCAAGCCCATCAACGTCTATCTCCCCGAGGACGAGTGCAAGCGCATCGTGAATCTGTATCGGCAGGAGAACCACAAGATCACGGAACTCTGGCAGGAGTGCGACCGGGCGCTACAAGACATGATGTCGTGGCCTACCGGAAAGGGCATCTACTATCTGGGTGTACAGAAAGTTGTACAAGTCACACCTCATGGTCTACGCCTGCCGAACGGCCTCTACATCCGGTACAAGAACCTGCGGATGTCGGATGGCAAGGTGATCTACGATTCGCGCAAGGGCGTCCAGTCCATCTGGGGCGGGGCTGTCGTGGAGAACGTGGTGCAGGCACTCGCCCGGATCATCGTGGGGCAGCAGATGCTGGCCATGCGCAGGTGGTACCGCCCGGTGCTGACCGTCCATGACGCGGCTGTCGTGGTCGTTGAGGAGTCTCAGTTGCCGGAGGCTCTTGCGTTCATCGTCGGGACCATGTCTACTCCTCCCAGTTGGGCAGCGGGCCTCCCCGTCGCCTGCGAGGCCAAGTACGGCAGGTCATACGGAGACTGTTGATGTTCACGTGGTCATTTAGCAGCCTGAAGGATTTCGTCAACTGCCCTAAGCAGTACTACCACACTAAGGTGGCGAAGGACTTCACCAAGAAAGTCACTCAGCAGATGCTGTATGGGACAGAAGTTCACAAGGCATGCGAAGACTATGTACGCGACGGTACGCCGCTTCTCAAGAACTACGAGCGATTCAAGTCTCAACTTGACGCGCTGCTATCGATCCCCGGAACTCGCTACTGTGAACACCAGATGGCCCTGACGGCAGAGGGGGTACCGTGCGCGTTCGATTCCGATACTAGGCACGTGCGAGGTATCGTTGATTTGCTGATCGTTGACGGGGCCGATGCCTACATCGTGGACTATAAGACAGGCAGTAACCGCTACCCCGACCCCAAGCAGTTGAAGTTGATGGCCATCATGACGTTCGCGCACTTCCCGGAAGTCCAGAACATCAAGGCTGGACTTCTGTTCGTGATGCACAACACGTTCATTCCTGAAGAGTACAAAAGAGAAGACGCCAACAAACTATGGGGACACTTCGCGGTGGATCTGAAGCGGCTTGAAATCGCATATGATAGTAACGTATGGACTGCAAAGGCCGGACCATTGTGCGGTTGGTGCCCAGTCAGTAGTTGCAATTTTTACAAGGAGAGATGAGATGCCTTACGTGAACAAGGCTAGACCCTACAAGAAAGAGTACAAGCAGCAGGTTGAGCGTGGTGAACACGAAAACCGCATGGAGCGTCAACGCGCCCGACGTAGTTACGACGCCAAGGGCATCAACCGCAAGGGCAAGGACATCGCCCATGTCAAGGCGCTGTCCAAAGGCGGCAGCAACGGTGACGGCACCCGGCTTGAACCTCCATCAAAGAACCGATCGTTCCGTCGCAAGTCGAATGGAGCGATGAAGTGAATCCGCACAAGGCATGAGTGTGCAAGGATAAGAAGGGCTACCATCCTCCTGCCCTTCTCGCGTTGGCATGACGCGTAACCGTGCCTGTCAAGATCGGCCCGCCCCCTACCTCGTTGGGCAGAGTCTTGACCGACTGGCCCCCGTAAGGGGCTTTCTTAACCTAGTAGGTGCAGTATGAACATAGTCGATGACTTGGCGGTGAAGTTCACCGCGTCCAATTCTTTCGCTTCAGAGATCACGGCACGGCTGGAGCGTAGCGAAGTACTGGCCGATAACGCAGACAGCAAAGAACTGCTGGTGTGTTGGGACCACGACGAGATGAAAACGCTCGTCGGTTATCTGGATGAATACATGCCGAGCCAGAATCTCCCGAAAGTGCCTTCTCCCATGCAGCGGGATTACAAGTGGCCGGGACTCTACACCCCGTTTGAACATCAGCGAGAGACCGCATACTTCTTGAGTCTCCGCCAGAGGGCGTTCTGCTTCAACGAGGCAGGGACAGGCAAGACGTCGGCAGCGATCTGGGCTGCGGACTACCTGATGAACATCGGTATCATCAGGAAGGTTCTGGTCATCTGCCCGCTTTCCATCATGTACTCCGCATGGCAGGCTGATATATTCAAGACCACCATGCACCGAACGTGCGGTATCGCACATGGCTCAGCCGAAAAGCGCAAGAAGATACTGAACGAGGGGTACGACTTCACGATCATTAACTATGACGGAATACCTAGTGTGATCGATCAACTGTACAAGAGGTTTGATCTGATCATCATCGATGAGGCTAACGCATATAAAAACCCAAGTACCAAGCGCTGGAAGACTCTGGCCAAGTTGATCGAACCCACCACGTGGCTTTGGATGATGACGGGCACCCCCGCTGCACAGTCTCCAGTCGATGCGTTCGGCTTAGCCAAATTGGTATCCCCTATGAGGGTGCCGAAGTACTCCACGGCTTGGCGCGATCGGATCATGGTACAGGTCAGCAAGTTCAAGTGGACGCCGAAGCATGACGCTGTGGATCAAGTGTTCCGTGCGCTACAACCTGCGATACGGTACACGAAGAAGGAATGCCTCGATCTACCAGACATCATCTACCAGACCCGTGACGTGCCGCTGACTCCGCAGGCTAAGAAGTACTACAACGAACTAAAAAAGCAACTGCTCATAGAAGCAGCGGGCGAACAAGTTTCGGCTGTGAACGCAGCGGCATCACTCAATAAACTGTTGCAGATATCTGCGGGCGCTGTGTACACCGACAAGCACAACGTAGTGCAGTTCGACATATCGCCGCGCCTCGCCGCACTGAAGGAAGCACTTGAAGAGACCACCAACAAAGTGGTAGTATTCGTCCCCTTCCTACACGCGATCGACGTGGTCAGGGAGTACCTGACTCAGCACGGCATCACGAACGAAGCGATCAAAGGAGACGTCCCCGCAAGACAACGCTCCGACATCATCGGGCGATTCCAGACTAGCACCGATCCTAGAGTGTTGGTCATACAGCCCCAGTCAGCGGCGCACGGCATCACTCTCACGGCTGCGGACACGGTAGTGTTCTGGTCTCCAGTAATGTCAGTGGATACGTATTTGCAATGTATCGCACGCATCGAAAGAGTGGGCCAAGTGAACAAGATGTCTGTAGTGCATCTGCGAGGGTCAGAAGTCGAGAAGAAGATGTATTCCATGCTGCAAGGCAAGGTAGATCATCACCAAAAATTGGTGGACTTGTACAAACAGGAGTTGGAGGATAGTGATGAATACGAATAATACCGACGAACTGGTCGAAGCGTATTTAGTAATACGCTCACGGCGCGAGAATCTGCTACGCGAATACGAACTGGCAGACAGCGCTTTGAAAGAAGACATGGCGAAGTTGGAAACGCGTATGCTCGAAATGTGCAACGCCGTGAATGCTGATAGTATCAAGACGCAGCACGGCACAGTCATGCGCAAGTTGAACGAGCGTTTCTTCTGCCAAGATTGGGAAAATTTCTACAAGTTTGTCTTGGGTAACGAAGCCCCGCACCTGTTGGAGCGGCGTATCCACCAAGGCAACTTTAAAGAATTCATGAAAGAACACGAAAACGATGGGCTTCCGCCCGGAGTGAACGTGATGCGTGAATACGGTGTTTCAGTACGTAAATCCAGTAAGTGAGGACTTATGAGCAACGATATCATTGCTAATTTGAAGAATGAACTCGCCCAGATCTCGGGCGGTGTTGACGACGATACCCGCGCTGTTGCCGGTGGTGGAAGCGCTACCAAGCGTATCTCCATCAAGGGCGGTGTGTTCCGCAAGATGTCCGGTGGTAAGGAGATCGGGTCGATCGAAGACCGGCACATGAACGTCATCTTCGTCAAGATGGCACACACTGCCAGTCGCACCTACTACACCGGTGCGTACAAGGAAGGTGAGAAACTCGCCCCGGTATGTTGGTCTAGCGACGGCAAGGTGCCGGATGCTGAGGTCAAGTCCCCCGTCGCCTCCCGCTGCGAGGAGTGCCCCATGTCGGTCAAGGGGTCGCACTCTACTGGCACCGGGTCTGCATGCCGCCTGTCGTGGCGTACGGCTGTAGTGCTTCCGAACAACCCGGAAGGCGACGTCATGCAGTTGGTCCTCCCGGCTACTTCGTGCTTCGGGAAGGAAGAGGCTGGCAAGTTCCCGTTCCGTCCGTACATCCAGATGTTGGCGAACAACAACATCTCTGCGGGTCGGGTCATCACCAAGATGCAATTCGACACCAAGTCGCCCGTGCCGAAGTTGCTGTTCTCGCCTGTCGGAGTGGTACCCGAGGCTGATGTAGCGACCGTGCAGGAGCAGAAGAACAGCAAGGCAGCGGAGAACGCTGTCAAGTTGACGGTGTTTCAGCAGGACGAGGGTGAGGGCGTGACAGAAGTCGCCGCCCCTGCCGAGCCGGTCGTTCGGGAGACCAAGAAGCAGGACGCTGCCCCTGCCGCCGATGTCAGCGATGTCATCAAGAAGTGGTCGAAGAAGGGTTAAGCCGTGCCGCGTACGTACGGCGACAGATTGCTGATAGGACTTCAGCAGGCTGACGGCTCGCTGTTGGGAGTGCGGCTTGGGCGCTTGTGTGTCGAGGCCAATCTCCCCGCTTCCTACGTATCCAAGGCCCTTGGTGTTGGTCGTACTACGATCCACTTATGGTTCCGAGGACAGCCCATGCGGGAGAGCAAGCATAAAACTGTAGAGTCTTTCATGTACCTTGTAGAGCAGGGCATGCAGAACGGACTGCTCCCTGCGAAGAATGTCAAAGAGGCTAAGACATTCTTGGAGGGCATGATCGGGAACAGTTGATGGTCTGACGGTCACAAAAGTTTGCGGGGTGGCCGCTGCCCCGCGTTTTCTTTCAGTAGGGCATATCCATGCGAAAACAATTTTACGAGAATGTACTACCTTCGCAGGGCGTGTATTGTGCGGTGGGCATCGAGCGTGATGGGCGTACACACCATCATTTTGCCGACACGCTAAGCGACCTTGAACAGAACATCACAGACATCCAGCAGAGCGGGCAGAACGTGTTCGTCGCTCTAAGTACATTCGATGGCTACAGCCGTAGGGCTGACAACGCGCTTTACTGCCGTTCATTCTTCATCGATATGGACGTGGGAGCAGGCAACCCCAAGAAGTATGAGAGCAAGGAAGCGGCGCTTGCAGACCTGCGGGCGTTCGTGGAGCAGAACGACCTCCCCCCACCCGTACTGGTGGACTCTGGTGGTGGGGTGCATGCTTACTGGCCGTTTGACCGCGATGTACCGATCTCAGAGTGGAAGCCGTACGCGGACAAGTTCAAGCAACTGTGCATCGACCACATAAAGATCGACCCGGTGGTCACCGCCGATGCAGCGCGTATCATGCGCTGCCCGGACACCCTGAATCTGAAGACCGATCCGCCGAACCCTGCGGTGTTGCTCACAGACGAGTTCCATCAGTACGATTTCGATGTCTTCAAAGCGTTCTTGGGAGAAGTCGAGTACTCGATCGGGTCTATTCTTGACCTCATCCCGAAAGGTCTTGACGAAGACACACTCAAGATCGCCAAGTTGGACAATTTTGAGACTACGTTCCAAGACATCGCTGAGAAGAGCCTTGAAGGACAGGGCTGCAACCAGATCAAGAACGCGATCGTAAATGCCCAGACTCTGTCTGAGCCGGTATGGCATTCTGCATTGTCGATCGCTCGACACTGTACGGACTGGGAGACGTCTATCCATCTCCTGTCTGAGGACTACGCTGGATACAACCGTGAAGCCACCATAAGGAAGGCTAATGAAACTTTTGGCAAGCCGCATAGTTGCGCGACTTTTGAACAGAGAAACCCCGGTGGGTGTGATGGATGCCCGCTCAAAGGACGTATCACCAACCCCCTTGCCATTGGACGACGATTCGTCGCCGCCCCCTCCGAGGAGATTAGTGAAGAGGACGCAGTTCGGATCGCGTCGAATCCCGAAGAAGTTCCAACTTTCCCAAAAGCCGTCTACCCCTTCGTCCGAGGGCGCAACGGGGGCATCTACTACGTCCCGCCAGCGGAAATAGGCGACGACGGGGAAAAGACCGCTTCTGAGCCGATACTCATATCGCAGAATGAGTTCTATCCGGTCAAGCGCATGTACGGCGAGTCGGATGGCGAGATCCTTCTTGTTCGCGTGAAACTGCCGCATGAGGTCCGAGAGAAGTACATCTCTACTGGTGACGCGCAGTCCGTTGACAGCATGAAAGAGATCATCGGCAAGGCGGGGGTCGCCCCGCCTAGTCAAACCTTGTGGCCTAAACTGGTGGAATACATGACTAAATGGCTTCATTACCTACAGAGCCAGAACGCCGCAGACAAGATCTGCCACCAGATGGGGTGGACGGACGACAACACCTTCCTCATCGGTGAGAACGAGATCATCGGCGTGGACAATTCGCGCAAGGCAGCATCTAGTCCCCTGATACGCAGCGTGTCTAGGCTCATGACGCCGAAGGGTGACTACCAAGTCTGGAAGGACTGCGTGAACCAACTGAACCATCCCGAGTTGGAGATGCAGGCGTTTGGCTTGTTCGTGTCGTTCGGCTCACCCCTTATGCGCTACACGTCCACGAACGGCATGACGTTCTGTTTCACCGGGCCATCAGGCGCAGCCAAGTCTGGATCGCTCTACGCCGGGCTGTCCGTATGGGGCGCACCGAAGCCGCTCAGCGTGTATGACTCGACCGACAACGCCTTCAACAGCCGCGCCATGTCCCTCAAGAACATCCTCATGGGCATGGACGAGGTGCAGGAGAAGCCGCCTGAGCAGATATCGAAACTGATCCACCTCATCTCTCAAGGCAAGGGCAAGATGCGCATGCAGAGTTCCGTCAACGCGGAGCGTGAGCAGCAGGAGATCGCGTCCATGCTCTGCCTGATGTCATCTAATGTCTCTCTATATGACATGATCTTCGTCAAGAAGGCCAACGCAAGTGGCGAGATCATGCGCTTGTTGGAGTACGTCCTGATGCAGCCCCCCTCGCTCACGATGGAGATGGGCAAGCGGATCTTCGACCCCCTGCACGCCAACCACGGCCACGCAGGGCCGGACTTCATAGGCAGGGTCATCGCCCTCGGGGACACTGAGATCAGGGCGCGTATCGCCAAGTGGAGCAAGCGGGTGACTGCTACCAAGTTGGGAAGCAACGCTGCGTTCCGGTTCTACGAGACTGCGTTTAGTGCCATCTTCGCAGGGGCCGAGATCGCCAATGAGTTCGGCATCATCAGTTTCGATGTCGATCGGATCTTCGACCGGGTCATTCTGGAGACCATCAAGGTACGGGACAACACTCAGAAGAACCGCGTCACGGACTATGAAGGCCTCATAGGCGAGTTCCTGAACGACCACTGGCGCAGGGGTACCCTGATATTCGATGAAGGCAGGCTCGTCAATGAGCCGACCGGGGAACTTGTAGCCCGTGTGGAGATCGGCAATTCGACCCAGTACATCGCCAAGAGCAAGTTCAAGCAGTTCCTGACGAGCAAGAGCGTCGGCACAGGAGAGTTTGAGCGGGCCTTGGAGCGTTCTTCAGTCAGCCTTGAGTCGAAGAAGATGCGGCTCTCTACCGGATGGAAGGCGGGTATGACCACGCCTCCTATCCACGTCTACGCATTTCAGTACGAAGTCCCTAAAGAGTTGCTAGATGACAACAAGACTGATGGAGCCTGAGTGGGTCTTCCCCTTTGAGGGGATGGACGTTGGGGACAGTTTCTTCGTCCCCACACTCAAGATCGCTGAGATGCTTTACGCGGTTGACTGTCGTGCAAAAGTATCTCAGATCAAAGTCAAAGCCTATGCCTCGGCCAAGGAAGGCCACATAGGCGTACGGGTCTGGCGCATCCGCTGATCACTCTTCGTCATCTTCGATTTTGTAGTCAGCCTCCAGCGCACGACGGGACCTCTCGGGCACGTTGATGCCATAAATCGAGTTGCGGGTGTTGTTCCGCCGTCTGGTGAACGACTCTTGCATGTCTTGACTGCTGATGACGTTACGGGTCTTTCGGACAAACTCGTTCTGGTTGAACTTTCTGATGGCTTCAACTGCCTCTCTCGTACCCTCCCTATCCCCGTTGATACGTGCCAGATAGAGCCTGTCGAGGAGCGCGGTCTTGCGCTTGGTGAGATTGTTCATGCGACCGGCAAGCGCCCCTGCCGACTCGGAGCGCCGCGCCACTTCGACCGGGGTGAACCCCAATGTCTGCATGAAGAGTTCATACTTGTTGAAGTCATCGAAGATCAACTCACCGCTTCGGCTCTTAGCACCGTCCACGGTGAAGCGGTACGCTTTAAGACCGTTGCGGATAGCCGCAGGAGTCGCCGCTTCCAGTGCCCGGTCAACATGTCCTTCGTCGAGGTCTTTTGCCGCACGAAAGAACCCCATACCAGCAGCGTAAGCAGGCCCAAAGATCTGCTCTGCCGCAAACAATACCGGACCTACTTCCTCTAGACGCTTGTCGTCGTCCCTCCAAAGCAGCCCGTTGAACCCGGTACGGGACGCCAAATCTGCCATAAAAAGTTCATTGATCACGCCCTTATGAGCCAAAGCCCCGACAGACTGTCGTACGACTTCATTCGACTTCAACGGGTCATCGTCGTCACCAAACATGTCGGACAAGACGTCAGCAAGCAACGTAGCCGCGCTGTAAAACGGCATACCATGCAGCCCGGCGAACACGAACGACATAGCCGAGATGCCGATGAGTTGCTTGGCAGCGAGTTTCTTCACTTCGGGAGTCTCTCCCCTGACTGCCTCTCGCAACAACTTGGACAGCAGGTAGATCTGTGTCTGAGCGAAGTTCTTGAAGGTGAACGCGACCTTGAAGAACCCTGTCTGGAACACACGCGGCGAGGTCTCAGTCAAGACCGTACCATGAGACATCGTCACAAGTTCTATCGCGTCTGAGATCGCTTTGTCTACGTTTCCTCCGTTCTTCTTCATCTCCAGATTGAACGCAGCGATCAGCGTCACTTCCCTATTGAACCGTTCTGAGTTCTGGAACACCCATCCGAGGATCTGTTCCGTCTTGGCCATCAGGCCGACATAATCCCCCATCCCATAGTTCTTCTTCCTGCCTTCCACAAGGTCGTACCCGGTCGAGCGCCGGATAGCACTCTGCCTCACAGCAGCCTTGTACAGCCGACCCAGCGGCGAATTGGGCGGCAATCCAATACCGAAACTGAAATCCGCCGGGAACTTCTTGACCCCGCCCGGAATGTTGTCGTTGTCGAAACCGCCCTTGAAGTACTGCTTGGTGGCGTCAGTCATCGCTGCGCTTGCTGCGTTCGCACCGTATCGCCCGACCAGCATCGGGTACACGACCATAGGCAACTGGGTCGTATTGATCACGGCAGTCGAGATGTTGCCTATGATGTACCAGTAGTAACTGAAAGACGACAGCGCGTTGACAAGCGTACCGTTACCGGGATCGCGCAGGTACTCGATCTGCTTCTCAAGGTTGTTGATAAGGATCGGCACTGAACGGTTTTTGCTAGCGCCTGAACCAGCGTAGACTTTTGCTTCTTGCTTGACCTCATCGAACGCCTTGTCGATTTCCGGCACGTACTCCAGACTCGTAAGTTGGTTCGCCATACGGCTGGCGACAGTCGCGTACACGTTCATCAAGTCAGACTCGTAGCCCTTATAGCCGTCACGCTTGCGGTACAACTGCCGCACAGACGAAGCCGGGATCTGATCAAGGTACATCTCATACAGCGCCCGCTTGACTGCTTCAGGGGCGTTGCGGCTCTTGAGGTCATCAAGCACACGGTTGAAGAACGTGCCCGGCCCGTTGTTCTGGAAGAAGTCCTCGACGCGGGCGAACATCTGCTCGCTACCGCGCATCGCCCCATTGGCTACCGCTTCCTTCCAAGCGAGTTCACGCTCGTAGTTGGACTTGAACGACTGCACCACAGTCTCGTTGTTGGCGTCCTGATACCGAAGCCAGTAATCCCCCTCACGGTAGAGCGGCAGGTAGACCCGCAGGCGCTTCTTCGCCATCTCACGCTGCAAGCGGTTGGCCTCACGCGGGGACAAGTTTTTGGAGATGAGCGTCAAGTATTCATCGGCCATCCCCTTGTAACTCGCCAGCATCTCCCAGTACATCTTCTGGAGATCAGTAGGCAGGCGGTTGAACCGCTGAGTCAAGGGGTGACTAGCGAACTTCTGGTTGTTGAACTCGACCTGCAAGCGCGTCGATTCATGGGCGATCTCGTAGAAATCATCTTTGTGCTTGATGTGCTTCTTGATGACGTCGTTCCACTTGCGGATGTTGCGATCGAGGCCCTCCTTCCTGTCCTTCAAGGCGCTGGCACGGACGTTCAGCACGTTGAGCAGGCCCTTCAGGGTGGGCAGTTCCTTGGCGAACATCTGCACGTGCTGGGGGAGCGAGGTGAACATGTACAACGCCGACCGCATGGCGTCCGTGATACGGGTCGAGTCCAACGCAGCGCGTACAGCGATATAGGTCTTGTTGTTGAACCTAGGCTGACTGTTGATGGCAGCGCCGACGTTGTTGAGCGCCGCACGGCCCGCACGGCGAGACTGCCTTATGTCATTGGCTTTGGGGCTGAACTTGCCGCTGTTACCGATGGCAGACTTGACCTGATTAGGCTCATAGACAGCGAGGTTTTTAGCCTCGACGCGATCCCCTAATTGGGGTGAAAACATGCTTTCCAGCACATAAAAGCCGTCATGGCCGATCTTTTTGATCGCCTTTTGCACTGTCGGGTTCTCGATAGTGCGCCAATCCCCGTCTTTAATAGCCGAAACCATCTCGTCCCAGTTAAGAAAGTCTCCGGTGGCCCTGACATTCCCCCCTGATTTGTCAAACTCTTCAGCAAGAGCGGCCTCAAGTGCTGCAATATGCTGCTGATTTTCGTAGTCAAACGGGTTCTTGGCGTTGACGTACACCGCGTAAATAGGGCCTACGTCGTAATCGTACTCATCAACCGTAAAGCGGTCAGCAAAATACGGATCAGGTGACAAGAAAATAGCCTTTGCACGCCCACCGGGCCGGAACACCGAAAACACTTTCGGGGAGCCGTGATACATGATGATGGGGCGACCCTCTTCGTCCACCACCTTGGACCCACTGAACCAATCCCAGAAGTTCTTCAACCCTTCGATGCTCGGGAAAATAGGACGCGGACCCTTGAACCCCATAGCCTCCTTGATCATGGAAGCCGCCATAGTATCGTTAGGCGTGCCTAGTCCATCGAGGAAGTCCTTGACCGCCTGTGAAGGCAGGAACTCGGGGCGTTTGCCCGTGAGGTAGGCTGCAATCCGCTTCAGTTTGGCAGCGAGAGTTGAGAAGAACTTCTCTACGACAGACAGCGGCTTCTCGCTGGTCGTCATCCACTTGGCTACGTTGTCCGCGAACCACTCCGCAAACGACTTGAAGTACTCTTGGTCTTTCTCGCTAAGCACCATGTCTTCGGACAGGTCCGACAAATCGGCTTCCGCCGTTGCCCATGCACGTACTTTGCGGATCAACTTGGCGGTGGTCTCACCCTCGTTCTCGGAAAGCCATGCCAGATAGTCATTGAAGATGGCGTTCCGCGTCTTCTCGTCCGCGTTGCTGAGCGCTTCGTATTCGACGATATGCCCAAGTTCATGCCCGATGTTTTCGAGCAAAACATTTATTTCCGTGTTTGAATCCACGAACAAGGCGTAGCCCTGCCCGTTAGGAAGGGGCATAACAGCGCCAAACGTATTCGGGCTTGTCGCGTCCGTCACCAGCCCTTCGACACTGAATCCGTCATACAAGCCGTACTTGTCTGCGGTAGCGGTCAACGCCTCCGGGGTGGCCAACTCGACTTTGTCAAGCACGATGATGTTGGTGTTCCCAAGCCCGATCTGACTGACGATGGACTTGATGAACCCGTCAACACGGGGACTAAAGCGCGGGCTGACGACCACCTTGCTTTTACCAAACGGTCCTTTACGCCCACGCGGAGTCCCCCTCGCGGCGAGACGTTTGGCAACACGATCGGCCACCTCTTTCTTCTGCTCCGTCGTCGGAGCGCTAGGACGGCGTTGGGCTTGAGGAGCATTTCTGTCGCGCTCAGTTTTTCTCGGCAAGCCCGGAACATCAGGTGCAGGCGAGGCCTCTACTTTTTGCGTAACGCTCGCTTCAGGTGCGGTGTACTTGACCGTCATCTGCGGGGGCGGGATGAACTTATCGAGCGCACCCACCTCGTCCGGAACCACGCCTACGCGGGCACCCCCACTGTAATTCGGTACGATGTAATTGTTCCAGTTATCGACGCCGACGTTGATGCAGCCATATGAGACCTTGTTGTCCGTCGCGTCAGCAGAAGCCAGCCGCTCAAGACGGCGCTCCTTGATGTCCCCTGTATATACCTGATGGATCGCCATCGAACCTCGGTTGCCCTGCGCGTCTTGAAAAAACAGTGCAAGCCCGAAGTTCTTCTCTGGCCTTAGTACAGCGGTGTAGTCACCAGCGGGAGTGATCTTCTCGTTGTCGAGAGTCTGATCGATCTCCTGCCCGGTCATCTGCTGGCCTATCGGGTGCGACAGCACATCCCCCGCAGCCTTGCCGTATAGCGCGGGGAAGAACTTGATCAACTCCCCGTCCGCTTTGAAGAGGAAGATCTGCCCCGTAGGCTTGTCTGCGATGATGAACGGAATACCCTTGTTGTCCAACATGAACCGCTCATACGTAGCGCGGGCAGCGGGGGACATGGCCTCTGCCGCTTCAGCCGGGGGGGCGGGTTTGTCGGCCTCAACCGTAGTCACCGTGGACTTCGTAGTCACGAACGTGGGCTTCGCGTTCAAGTTCATGAACGCGGAGTTGTTGAACACCGCACCCGTCGAGAGCAGTCCAACTATGATCGCACGGACGATGCCACGCAGGCGGGCACGAACAGACGTGATGCCTTGGTTGACACCCTTGATGACTTCTTCAAGGAAACCTTTCTTGGCAGCGTCGTTGTACGAGTCCTGCCCGAACTCCTTGGCGATAACACCTTTTTGGGTCTCGCTAAGCCGATCGTGGACGAGGCTCTGCTCGGACTCAGATAGGGTCTGGGTCGGGGCTTCTTGGGCAGGCTCGACAGCGGTGGGTGCTTCCGTCAGTGCAGGCTCGCCGCGTCCTTCTCGTTCAGCAGCCCGTTCAGCAGCAGGTGCAGTACCCCCCACTCCTCCGACTGAAGGTTCCGCAGCACCGAGTCCTTCGGCGGCATCTCGCTGTACAGACAGATCAGGGCTTCCTGCAACTGCTCCAGAGACAACTTGCTCAGCACTGGTTGATACGGGTTCACTTGTAGTCTCCGTGGTGGGAGTGGTGGGTGTCGCAGCAGGCGTCTCCGGGGCTTTGCGAGTGAACACCACGGACCCGTCAGGATTGTCGGTGCGCGTGAACTCCTGCTGGAGAACCCTGCGAATCAGCCAACGCAGCCCCTTAATGTCTCTCTTCGGGTTCTTGAAAGTGATGCTCTCGACAGCCCTCGGGGCGAAGATGTCGCTGCGGTACTCGACTCCGCCGATGACGCCAGTCCCCGGTTTCGGGTTGAGTTCGCCGCTCACGGAGTTGGGGCGGAACCGAACCATCACGCCCTTGTTGTTACCCTGCCCGATCGCCAAGTCGGGGTCATCGGTGACGAACCCGCCGATATGTGAGAACTGTTTGTCCGAGATGAGCAGGTCGAGCAAGTTGTCCGCAGAGGTCTCGCGGAACAGCGGCTTGCCCTCCGCGATCACGTTTGGGATTATGACCGTGGGGCCAAAAGGGATTCTCTGGATCGAGTCAACGCGTGGGAACATCTCCTCTACTTTCGCCCCAGCGGGCGCAGGGACCATCTCCGGGGGCTTAGGTTCGGCAACTTTTTCTTCCGCTAGAGCAGTCTCTACCGCAACCTCTTGCTCGGCCTCGACCGTCTCCGTTGCCTTCGGCGCGAGCAATTTGAATCTGTCACCTGCCTTGCCATAACGCTCAACGATGCCTTCGTCCACGAAGCCACGCATGACAGCAGCGGCCTTGGGCTGGTTCAGCCCGGTAGCCTCAGAGATCGCCTTGATGGTCGGCCTGACCTTGATGGCTTCAAGCGCCAAAGCACGTACGTCCGGCGTGGGAGCAGGAGCCGGGGCAGGAGCAGCGGGTTCCTCACTCAACAACTCCTGCTGAACCGGGCGGTCAGCAAACGGCTTGACGGGGGCCGGGGCGGGAGCCGGAGCGGGAGTAGTTGAAGTTGCAACTGAAGGTGTAGTTGCAACCTGAATGTTCGGGGCCGGAGCAGGGGGAGCAGGGGGAGCCGGAGCCACCGTGACTTCCCCGTTCATGCGCTGCATGAAGTTCTTGTGAAAGACGTCAAGCCGCGTAGTCAGGTTGTCGTAAGTCCGCGACAGATCAGCAGAGAAAGCCTCTACAGACACGTTCCGCGCCGCCGCTTGAGCCGCAAGTTCCTCCGGGCTGAACAGAAGCGATGCCAGTTGTTCTTGTACCTGCTCCATCTGATCAATCTCTTCATAGACTTGATCATCTGTCAGGTTCATAGGCTCTTTGCGCAGAGCCTCCGGAGCATCTTCAGCCACAATTCTCGGCGGAGCATTGAGTAAGTCCTGTGCGGACTCGATCGGCTTGGGAGGCGGTGGGGGCGTAGACGCTTCTTCGGTCTCGCGCTGCTCAAGATCGCCCGGATCCAGCGGGACGGATTCCGGTCTAGCAGGCCCCATAGCGCCAAGCCCACCACCCAAGATCGCACCGGCAGCGCCTTCAAGAGTGGCCGCGCCCGCCACTCCACGGAACGTGGGGACGTCAAACCCCTCACGCTGCAAGGCGACGTTTTCGGCAAACTGTTCTTGACCTGCCTGAAGCGCCTCGGGACCGGCTTCCTTAGCCGCGCTCATCGCTGTACGCCGGATCAATCCTTGCTGAGCAGCCTCTTCCGCTGCCTTCCCCGCCGCTGCACGGCCTAGAATCCTGTTGGCCACAGCCTTTTCAAGCCCCGTCCCGGCTGCGAGGATGCCAAGCCCAGAGCCTGCCAGTATCAGATCGAGGTTCTTGCCACCGTACTCTTGCGCCTGCTGAGCGGTGCGTTCAGCCTGTTCTTCCGTAGCGCCAGTCTCAAGCAGCGTCTGCTTGGTGGCGTCATAAATAGAACTCTTGATGGTTCCCGCACCAGTCAACGCACCGATAGTCGGCACTGCTACAAGACGCAGCACTCCACCAGCCAGACCGCCGATGATGGTAGGCACCGCCGTGCCCGCTGCCTGCGAAAGAGTATCAAGCGGAGCAGTAGCAAGCGCTTTAAGGCCTCCAACGACCTGTGCGCCGATACCTTTATCTTCCGCATCTTTCATGATGCGGGCGACTTCAGCCTGATCTTGCTTGGACTGGGCGCTCAGTAGCCCCTGCAAATAGTCTTCAACGCTACGAATATTCTGAGAGACAGGATTATCCGCACCGAACGCATCGGTGATAAAGCGGACACCCTGCGCAATACCTGTACCAAACTTGACCGGAACATCGGCTACGCTGCGGAAAACAGACTGTTCTTCAGGGGTAGGCTCCGGCGCAAACCCGATCTTCCCGGCAAAATCATCGAAAGGGATATCACTGTAGTACGCACGATGCAGCCCCTCCGCAAGTTGTTGATCGGTCAGATCTTGATACTGCGGATACTGTTTGCGGATTTCAGCGATAGTAGGCACGGGGTATTACCGAATACCGAGCGGATCAGTCAAAGACGTGGTAGCAGTAACGGGCGCTCCGCCTGCTCTGGTCAATTGGTCGCGCTCACGTTCAACACCAGCGAGTTCTCTACGGGCATCGTCATATGCTGCTTTTTCTGTTGGACTAAGATCAAACCCCCGAAGGCTGTTTATATACTCAGTCAAGGAATCAGCCCTGTTTTTCAACACAGCAAGCCTGTTCTTCACCTCGGTCTCAGGAGTGATCGCGCCCGGCGTGGGCTTCATGCCTGCTAGGTCGGCACGGGAGGCTGCACCGATTTCGGCAGCACGGATAGTGGCCCCAGCACTTCTACGCGAGTTCTCTACGGTGGCAGCAATCTGCGCGTAGTCCACCTTCAACTTGTCTTCATGTTGCTGACGCTGAAGCATCTCAGTACGCGCCTGCTGGGCGATCTGCATAGCGCTCTTGAAATCGCCTTCCTTCTCAAGTTCTTCTGCCTCGCGCAGTTTAAGCATGGACTCCTTAAGCCCACGACGGTTGGCATCCATCTCTTTCTGGATACCGCGAAGCGCCTGAGTGCCAGACATAGCACCCTCAGCCAACGCGCCCAAGAAAGTAGCACCCGGACGTGACGCGGCAGCGGCCATCTTGAACCCCGCCTCAGCAAACGCCATCATGCGGTCGCGCCCAAACTGTTCAGTCAGTTTGTTGTTCTCGTCAGACAAGAACTGCCGCATCTCCTGCCGCGCAGCCCCAAGCCCTTCACGCTTACGAAACGCCTGAATCCGATCGTACTCACGGCTTTCCATGTCCTCGCGGGTCGGCTCGGCCGCAGCCTTTGTTGCAGGAGGAGTAGAAGCCATGCGGGTGCTGGTAGCAGTCTCGCGGCGAGGAACAAAAGCGCCGTCCCCCTGTTCCACAGGAGAAGCAGAAACTGCGGGGCTTTCCTGTGCTCGCTCAGTGGCAAGCCGATCATCTTGTGCCTTTTCAAGCGGATTCTGCGGTCCGCGTTTAAGAGCAGTTGTAGAGAACGGACTAGTGCTTTCAGGCGCAGGACTAAGCGCGGAAGCAGGAGCCACGCCACGGGATTTCAGTACTTGCAACGACCTATATGCCTGCTTATAAGCGGGTTCAAATTGCTTCAAAACCTGCTGCTTCTGCTCAGAAGAAAGCGAACCAAAGTTAGGCATCTGCTTGCGCACGAAAGATATGATGTCGGTCGTATCAGTCATGAAGTCCGGCACTTTGGCCCGCAAGTCGTCGTTGAATTCGTAGGAGACCGTACCACCGCCGTCAAACGCCACGATGCCGCCGCCTGCGAACTGAGCCTGCTCCATAGCCGGAGCGGGCATGCCACCAAGCCCCTGCTGCATCGCCATCTGCTGCTGACGCTGCTGAGCCTCAGCCATGTTCAACTGATCACGGATGGTGGGCGGGGTCTGCGGAGCCTGCACGGGCTGCTGCTTCAGACGCTGGAATTGGTTCATCATGGCGTATAGGTCCGCCATAGGAGCCACGCCCTGCGTAGCCATGCTCTTGACATACGCAATCGCCTGATCCGGCGGCATACCCTTCGACATCGCCTGCTGGAGCGAAGCCATCATGGCCCGCCCGGTACCGCTGACTGGACCGATCATCGCCCACCTCCGCCGCCAAGGCCACCGAAGAGACTACCAAGCCCCAATCCTACACCTGCGATCTGTCCAAACAAACTCCCCGGCTGCTGATAGAGCGTCTGGGTCTGGTTGCCTGCCGGGATGCCCCGCAGGATGCCCATGCCGAACTCGGCCTGCTTGTACGGGAACTGCTGGGCGTTGATGAAGTCCTGCAACTGCTGATTAAGCAACTGCTGTTCCATCGCCTGCATCTGGCCACCCGCACCCATCTGAGCCTGATTGATCCCGAGGCCCTGCTGGTGCTGCATCTGCCCCAACTGACCCAACTGGCCGGACGCCGCCAACTGCTGCTGGAGACCCTGAAGGCCAAGCCCTGCCCCGAACTGCCGGGACTGCTCACCCAACTGTGCCCCTGCAAGGCCGTACTGCGCTCTCTGGGCGGCGTTCTGGAGGCCGAACTGATTGGCTTGAGCAAGTTGCCCGAGCCGCTGCTGCTGCGCCTGAAGTTGCGCCGCTTGGTTCAACTGCCCCGACTGCATGCCGAGGTTGGCACCCAACTGCTGCTGGTTGAGCAGGGCCTGAAGGTTAGTCTGCCCCGTTTGCATCCCGGCCTGCTGATTGGCCAACTGCGCCTGCATCTGAGCCGCACGATCAGCCCCGAATTGCTGCGTGGCCTGTTGGTATGCCTGCTGAAGCCCGGTCGATTCGATGTCCGCTAGACGGTCAGACAGACTACGCTGTGCCTCAGACTGCATGAGAGCGTGGCGGGTGCCGCCCAACGCGCCATACTTGGACGCCGTTGACCCCATGCCGGGAAGTTGCCGCATGAAGTCCCGGACAGCACCCTTCTTCTGCGACTCGATCACGCCGCTCATGTACGGCGACATGTACTCCTGCATGGCACCAAGACCGAACCGCTCAGCCCCGACCCGCTCAGGGCCACCCATCTGGAACCGCTCAAGCGACGGAGCGCCGACCCGCTCGAAATCGACCTGCCCCTCACGGAAACTCGGGTCTTGGTAGAACTGCTGGTTCCCCATAGGGGAGTACTGCCCGAGTTCGCCCGCCCGCCGTCCAGCCAGCCCCGCAAGACCCGAAGCCTCACCGATCTGGGGAGCGACCTGCATCCCGGCGACACCTTCCATCGCCTGCTTCTGGAGCGGGTTGAACCCAGCAACGGTCTGACCGCCGTAGCGCTGGTAGCCTTCACCGATGAGGCCCGGCACCCACTGGCCCGTGTCCGGGTCCATGTTGCCAAAGACGTTACCCAGCAAGTACTGGGCATACGGCTCCGCGTACTTCGGGATGCTGGAAGTGATCTGTGTCTGTTCAGTAGGAGATGCCATGTGTGTTCCTCAGACGGGCAGGAAGCGATCGGCTTTGACAGCGGGGGCCTGCTTGGTCCGTCCCGTCCGTGCCTGCCGTACCTTGTTCATCATGTCGTAGAGTTTCTGCGCCCCGGCTTTGGTCGAGCCGTTGCCAAGATGCGATACCACGTCAGCCGGGATGACGAACTCGCCATCAGCCAACGCAGCCCGTTGTACGCCCTTGCCGCGAATCACGGCAGGGATATTATCGGACATCCCGTCACCGGGACCGTTCAGCAACTTGCCACCAGCCGCGTACTCGCCGGGCATACCACCCCCTGCGAAGCCGAAGTTGTAGTCCTCACCGATAGCCCCGCCACCTGCAAAGGCATACTGCGGCTCATCGCTCAACTCCGAGAAGGGAGACATGAACTCCATTTCTCTACGACGCGGGATGTAAGGCTGCTCTTCTTCGACGGGGACAGGACGTCCGTAGACCGGGAAGTCTTCCTCGACGGGAGGGATGTACGGAGTCGTGTCATAGACCGGACTCGGCGGAGCGTAGGGTGACTCATAGACCATCGGCGGGGTATAAGCCGGGGGCGCGTAGACCGGAGCCTCTTCAACCTGCGGCCTTGGGATGTAGACCGGCTCTTCCTCGACGGGAGCGGGCGGAGCAAAAATAGCCGGAGGCGTACCCACCTTCGACTGCGCAGGGGGCATCGGAGCGGTAGGCTCTTCCTCGATGATACGAGGGCTATACGGAGTAGGAACAGGCGCAAGTTCGCGGGGTTCGCTGAACGGGGTCGGCGGGGGGCCAGCAGTCTGCTGTAGTTGTGCCGCACGATGCGCCGCACCCGGACTCTCACCAATCCCAAAACTGTTTATACGGTTTCCGCCAGAGGTCAACTCCGGGGCTGAAACAATCTGATTATAAAAACTGTACTTTCCTAACTCAGCGGGCGTACCTGCATAGACAGGCCGCTCGCTCACGATCTTGTATTTATTGTCGCCCTTGACCTGCGCGTTGCTGATCGGCTGTCCATACATGAAGTTGTGGACTAGATCGGTCATCATGTAATCGACAACAGCCTGTGTTTTAGGATCTTGTGTACCAGATCCCATAGAGTTAAGCCACGGCTGTACAACATCGTTATAAATGGTATTCGCATCAGCGGTCTTGTCTACTTTACCGCTCTTGACTGCGTCGTTAATGACCCGCGTCATGTCATACATGAAGTCTTCGTTACCAGTGCGTCCATATTTTTCTTGGCCGGGAAAATTGAACTTGTCAGTACGGAACAGATTTATAAATCCACGACTCAACACACTTGGATCGCTTGTTCCAAAATAAGTTGCATTATTTTGAGCGGCTTGATCAACTCCCTTCCAATAACTTTTAAGGTCATTTGCCCCCATCTCTTCAGTGTTGACCAACGAAGCACCGATGGCAGCGATAGCGGCAGCAGTGAGCATTCCCGCAGGGCCACCAAGCGCCCCAATGCCAAACAGTTTGCCAGCAGATGCAGCCGTCATCGCTGCATTGAACGCGGCACGACCTTCCTTGCCCTGTTCGATGGCTTTTCCGGTCTCATACGCACCAAGTACTGTACCGACACCGGGAAGAATCTTGTTCTGCATCAGGCTGCCAAGTCCAGCCTGCGTGCCAGTATTGATGCTTGGAATCGCAGTCAGATCAGCGACTGAATTTACGCTGCCAGACAAATTACCAAGTCCAGCCACGTCATCTGCTATGGAGAAGCCGTCAACAAGTACTCTACCTGCGCGAGGTATAAGCGAGGATACGCCCGCTCCAGCGGAAGCCGCAGAGGCAAGATTGGTAGCGTTAGAAGAAGGCGGCTTGTAGTCAGGCCGGGACTCCGGAGCGTAGGGGTCATTCGGCAGTTCCTCGATCGACACACTCGGTGTCGGCAAAGACGTCGGGTCAAATGAAGGGATCGACGCAAGCCCCGCCGTGATAAGCGGATCTTTGATGCCCGGCGTAGTCGGTTCGACTTCAGTAAGTCTCCTCTGCCCAGTAACCTCAACTTCTTGCAGATCTTCCGGCCCCGTAGTGAACTTGTCTTTCAGGTATCCAAAGCCCTTGCCGATACCTTTGTCGATCAGATAGTTCGTAGCAATCGCACCAGCAAGGTCAGCAACACCCCCGCCACCGCCACCGACATCCCCGCCACCGCCGCCCGGAGCCACGTACGGAGTGAACGGTACTTTGAAGCGGCCAAGCCCGCCTGAAGCGGCGTCTCCCATGCCGGGACCCGGCACAGGGTTCTTGGCGCGAGCATTGAGTTCTTCGATGTACTGGCGGGTCGCCAACACGTTGGGGTCAACGTACTGCTGCGCAGCGAACGGACTATTGGGCGCAGAGACACCAACCTCGCCGCCTTCAGCGAACTTCTCTTCTCCGGTGAACGGGTTGATACGGGCACCAAACCCCCCAAAGACTTCCTGACCACGTGGCGCATTGGGTGAGTAACTCGTCTGCATCACATCAGCCAGCGGGTAACGTTCGTTGGTATGCGGGTAAGCCTCTCGCGAGTACGGCAGGGCAGGGCGCTGATTGATGACACCCCCGCCTGCGTAACCACGCCACGGCTTCACACCTTGCGGAGTGCGTTGGACCCACCTGCCGGGCAAGTAGTAGGGTTGATCACGGCTTGATCCATACTGCGGATTGCGCTGGCCGCGAATGTAGTAGAGACCGCTGCCCTCCTCTCCGCCCATCGGGAACGGCTTCGCTTCCTCAGCGAGAGGCATCATGGCCCCGGCGAACGTCGCGTACTGACTCGCCTTTTGCAGGAGCGGACTCTCGAACCCGCCACCCATCGCGTTCATGAATGCGGGCATGCCTTCCTTCGTGGTGAAAAGGTTCTTCGCGCCCTGCCAGAGGGACGGGGTAGACGAAGTAGGAAGTGCAGGGGCCGGGGTCACTGTTCGCGGGATCGGCAGGCTGAGATCCTTGGTCTTGGAGACCATGTCATCGAACATCGAACCCGAGTCAGACGTCTTGCTGCTGTAGAACGGGATGGCTGACCCTTCCTGAGCGAACCGCGTATCCGCAGTGGCAGGCGCAGTACCGACGACACTGGTCGGAGCCTCTGGCGTGCCCCCTCCGGCGACCGATGCTGCCCTCAACCCAGAAGCGATGTTGGCACCGCTGTACGCGCCAAGGCCCGCCTGCAAACCCTTCTTGAGGTCACCTTCGATGAGTCCGGTCGCACCGCCGACAAGCAACGCGCTGCCCAGAGCCTCGCTACCAAATCCGATCGTCTTGGCGAAGTTACCAAGACCGGGAACAGACGGAATGACCGCGCCGAGGATATGGGGCAGGACCTTCTTGAGGAACGACGCCTCGTACAAACCCGTTTTCGGATTGATGGTCAGGCTACCGCCGTGAGCCATCGCAAGACCCTGAAGGCCCTGCACCTCGCCGGGGGTCATGTGTACAAGGACAGAATCGCCGTTCCGACCACGGGAGGCCAGAAGCGAGGCGAGTCCAGATTCGGGGGCGTTGTTGTACATGTTCAACCCATCATACTAAAGGTTTATGGCCGATATCCAAGCGACCGTCACGATGACGGAGGGGATCTCGGGTACGTTTCCGCTGGCTGCTTCAGACAAAAGCACCATCGCCGTATCGGATGACTGCCAAGCGATCTCGAAATAGTCGTTCTCTGCCAGAGTCACCATCCAGTTCCACGCTGCGACTTTCTCGTCGTTCGGGCCAGATATGACCATTTTGGTAGCCGAATGCGCCAGATCTTGCCCATTGATGCGGAGCCAGATGAAGGTTGTTGCGCTGCCGCCACCCGTCTTGTCCAACTGGGCGGAGAAGGCGATGTTGTACACCCCGGTCTGGGTGACGTACACCCGAGAGACATCCTTCTTCACGCCATAGATCGTCGCCCCAGCCGTGTTGTAGACGCTGTTGAAGGACATCAAGTTGACGGCGCTTGCGACCGGGTTGGTCTGAGTCGTGGTGTCGTAGAACGAGCCGTAGGGGACAGGCGCGTTGATCTTGTTCGTGACCGTGTTGAAGAAGAGTCGCAGGATGTTGGAGAACTGCTCCTGATAGCGCGGCTCGTACTGCGAGGGAGCAGAGGGCAGGTTCGGCGGTACGACGTTCAGGGACGGCATCAGCGTCTCCCGTCAGGGCGCACATCGAGGCGCATCATGCCCAACTGCCACGCCACCCCAAGGTCGGTCGAGTCGATCCGGAAGGCCATCTGACGCCCCCTCACCCGCGTGTAGACCTGCCCGGTGTACTGCTGGATCGGCACCGTGGAGGTGCGCGTGACGGTGGGCTGATCGGCGCTGGAGTAGTTGACACCCGAGTTTTGGCGCGGACGCACGGTCATCGTGACACTCGGGGTGCCTGCCACGGAACCGGTAAACGTCAGGTCAGGCAGCATTCTCCAGACATATCCGAAATTGTGTCCGTCTTGGATGTCGAAGTCCGAAGTCTCGACGTACGCAGCGATCGGTACAGGAGTAGGGAGCGATTGGTCATCCGTGCCCACTTCGTGGAGCATGGCCTGATTCGGCACCGTATAGGTGACAGCCGTGTAGATGGTGTGGGACGCCGCAGTCGTGCCTTCTGCGCCTCGCGTACATCCGGTGAGGGTATTGCCCGACTTGCCCGTGTAGGTGATCTTCTCAGACTCGATCAGCACCGTGCCTGCATCAGGATAGGTCGAAGCATCGATGAGCGCGATGGACGCAATCGAGGAATTGACGTCCGTGGTCAGGAACGAGTTCTGGACGCTGAACGCGGCGATCGGATTGTTGCGCTGTGAATGCTCAGACCACGCGGTCCGGTTGATGGTGCCGTAGTACCAGATCCGCTCAAGGTAGTTGTAGATGACGTAGCGGTCGTTCGTCGTGCTGTTGGCAGAGGGGTAGAACCACCAGACTTCGTTGAAGCCCTCATTGGCACCCGCGACGACCTGCTCGATCTGGTCGTAGTTGATGTCGCTGAAGACATACTGACGCAGGGTGCAGGGGAGAGTCTCAACGCGGCCCGAGTAGACGAAGAACTTGTCCCGCCCCATCCAGTAGACGACGTTGTTGACCGTGATGACAGAGTCCTGCGAGGCCACCGACACGTCTTGGTCAAGCAGGGTAAAACTCCAGACGAACGGAGCGCCGACGTACTGCATCGAGAAGAGCGCCGTGTCCGACCAGACAAGGATCTCCTGACGGGTGTGCAACGCCGTGACAAGGTAAGAGCCGTGCGAGAGTTTCTGCTCGCCCGACTGGTTCGTGACTTCCGGCACCCACTCAAACCCGTTCGCTTGGTCCGACCACCGCACAAGAAGCGGCTCAAATGAAGTGTTGAACGAAGTCGGGTCATACGGCGTCGAGCCGATGGCGATCACGAAGTCGTTCGTGGGCGAGTTGATGATCATGTTGACTTCGTTCGGGACGTGCCGCCCAGCGTAACTGAACGAGACATCCGCTCCCGTGCCCGAGGCCGTCGTAGCCACCGAGATCGGTACCGAAGTGCTGCCGTCCCACGCTGTCGTGACATACGCCCCCGCCGGGATGCCAGTACCCGACACAACGGCTCCGGTAGTGATGCCAAGCGTGTCGGCCACGGTGATCGTGGTAGCGCCCGAGGAGAAGTTGGCGGTCGTAGAGACCTTGGTGATGGTGTTGGCCTTCTCTTCAAGCGTGGTCGCTCTGGGCCAAGTCGAGACGTTCGTCGTCCAGTAGTAGATCTCACCACTGCGCTCAGCGAACATCAGATCATCAGCGTAGTTGAACATCGACCAGAGTCGCATCGGGACGCCGGAACCCGTCGCGGAACCCCACCCGCCTGCGCCCCACGGAGGAGCGCCCCAGCCGACCGTGCTGGTGTAGATCGCGTTGCCCGCGTCGATGTCGAAGGTCGCAACGGCAGATGAGCCGCCGCCCGTGGTGGTCGCATTGGCAGCGGTCGGAGAGTAGATGACGATCGAATTGGCGTTCGGGGTTGCCTGCACCTCGTACTCGCCATTCAAGGTCAAGCCAGCAACAGCAGTCGCGCCCGAGAAGGTCACGTAGGTGCCGATCGTCGTGTTGTGCCCGGTCACCGTGACGGTGACAGCCTTGCTCCCGTTGGTCGTGGCGAAAGGAGCAGCGCCGAGTGAGATCGTGCTGCCAAGCGGGGTGATGTCATGGTACTCACCGCCCAGTTCGACGTAGACCTTCTGGTTGGTACCGAGACCAAGAAGGTTCTGGTTGACCGAGGTGATCCAGTTCCAGATGTTACGGCAGATACCCTTGAAGGTACTGTTGTTGGAGTTGATACTCTGCCAGCCACCGATCTTCTCAGGGAAGCCCGAACGGAAGCGCACCTTGTCGGTGGCGTAGTAGCCACCTTCGTTGGCGTAGGTCGTGGACTCGCGGTTTACGCCGGGTCGCAACTCAAGTTTTTGGAGGGGCATCCGTCACTCTCCGCCATTCGGGCTTGCCGATTCCACGCGAGAAGTGCGGGGTGTCCACCAACTTGACCCCGTTGCCGCCCCATGAGTTCAAGGGATTCAGAGATTCCCAGTACCGTCCAAGTGGGGCGAGGACGGCCTTATCGTAGCACAACTTGCCATCCTTGAAGAAGTTCAAGTCGATGGCCCTGCGGCTCAGGTGCAGCGAGTTCATGGTCTTGCTGCGACCAGCCTTGACATGGATCTGCTGCTGTTCTGCGGTACGGAACAGTTCACCGCCCGTGACCACGAAGCCGAGTTCGATCGCCTTCTGGATGAGTTTGCAGGCGTCGGACAGGAAGTCAGCCTGCTCCTGAACGTTGCTCACTTCAGCACCCCCTTCAGCATGTCATCCTTGGCCTTGCTGCCAGCCGAGGAGCCGAAGTAGTACGAGATGACCTGCGTGGCGACCGTGGACAGCACACCGAGGACGTAGATGAGGATGTCCTTGCGCGACGGGTCCACCGGGGCGTTGTCGAACATGACCACGCCGAACAGGAAGAAGGTCATGCCAAGAAGGGTCAGCGCGAGAACGGGGGTCACAATCTTGTTGAGCAAAGGTGCTTTGTCAGAGGTGGAGATTTGTACCTCTCGTTCCCGCGCTGAATCTGTGTCCTTGAGCCGAAGTTCAAATTCGGCAAGGTCGAGTTTGTTCTCTTCGATGCGAAGCCGCAGCAGTTCCTCCTCATGCTCCATCTCGGCAGTCTTGAGACGGATGATGTCATCAGCCGACATGTCGGGCTTGAGTTCGACTCCCAACTTCTCCTCAACCGCCTTCTTGCCCTTAGCGAGGACAGCGTTGGCGACGAGGGTGAGACCGTTCGCAAGGAGCGGCTTCAGGATAGGTGCAAGTGCTGCGGGGATGCCCATCACTCAGCCTCCTTGTCCTTCTTCAGTTCGACCACCTGCGGCTCTGCCTGAGCGCGGATGTTCATAAGCAGGGGGTAGAGTCCTGCCTTCGTCGGCATTTCACCGAGAATCGAAACGATGGCGTTGACTTCATCGAGGGTCAGTTTGAGGGTGAGTTCCATGTGCGCTCCTTATGCGTTGGCGATGGTGGTGACGGTGCCGCTGCTGCCGCGATACTTGAGCGCGCCCGCCTCGACATACAGGACGCCGCCGCCGGTCGGGTTGCCGGTCGGCACCGTCACAGCGTTGCCGATGCCAATCACGCGCACCGATGAGGCACCGAACGAGGTCGTCCCGATGCCGAGGTTGCCGCTGCTGTCGAGCGTGGCCCGCAAGGCACCACCAGTCCAGAACTGCATCGGAGTGGCGGAAGCGTTGTAAAGCACCGCAGCGTAAGCGGTGGAGCCGGGGAAAAACGCGCCGCCCGTACTTGATTCGGTGCCGACATAGAAATCGCCGCCCGTGCTTGTAAGACGGACAAACCGAGACGATGTGCTAGCGGTGTTGATTGCGTTAGCGTTGAAGCCGATGCCGTTAAACGCCGCGTCTCCGTTTACCGTAAGTTTCTCCGTAGGCGAACTCGTCCCGATGCCGACATTGCCGCCGTTGGGCTGCAAAGCAAAGTCGTAGTAGGTCTGGCTTGCAGAGTTACGAACTTGCAAGTAGCCAAGCACGGAACTACCAGAGCCAATTTCAACGCAGCCTGCGCCCGCAGTA